AGGAGTAGGAGATTGGCAACTAAGGTCATAGACTCATCATCCTGAAACACACCCCTATGTTCTGTAGTCAGACCTCCACCATCTGTAGTTGGAGACTGAAGTGCTGTATTCAAGATATATACTACATTCCCTCCAATACTCAAACTTGGTAGGGGTGTGTAGGTAGAGGAGATCCCCTCCCGAAGCTTCCTAGACCCATCAGCATAAGCCATTTTTCCAAATGGGACTACTTGATTATCCACACCTTCTGTGGAATCAATAGCGTTAATCACATCTGATTGAGCAATCCCCTGTCCAATCAGACGTTTATTAGCCTCTAAACTCACATTTGATCTGATTGCTGGGTCTGCCTTATCCCTGGTTGCTCCAGCTAAAAGCTGAACCGTGGTCTCCAGGTCAAACTCATTTTCTATAGCCTGTTTAACAATAACATCTGCAGTTGCGTGCTTCTTGGAGTCAATTGTCCTTTGAAGTTGCTGCAAAAGGTCATTAATGACATAAGTCACATTAAAGTTTTCGTCATGAGAGTAGTCCACGGAAACCTCGGACCCATCAATTATATCAGTGTTAGAGGTTCGAACTACTCTCACAGGAGTGGTGGGAGTCCCCTCAATGATCTCATAATCTGGTACGGTCGCATCCGGGCCATCATACTCAATAGATCTATCCTCACTGAAGACCCTAATAGTCTTAGTGTTAATTCCGATACTCCCTAAGGGTTCCTCTTGAAAACCAATAAGGGTATGAAGTTCGTCATTAATTACTATACTATCCCCTGAAGGGAGTCCACCTAACTGAGTAATAGAGAGATAGTCAGTTGAAATAGTGCTCTCCCCGTCTAGAAGTGGATCCGCAGTCTTATACAGGGCATACCCCCCATTTGAATTCAAGGATCCAGACACCTCACCAATAACTGACACTACTCTTCTAACTGGTTGAAAACTCAGCTGAAATTGATTAATGACTCTGAATCTATAGTCTGCAGTAATAATGTCATCTACATTAGTCACTACCTGCCCAGCCAATGAAGAGTCCAATTGAAACGTTTGATAGTCTAGAATCTGAACTCCACTTAGGAGGTAATCCAAACCTTGAGAAACGTTCCTGACCCCTAAACCTTGGGTCAGGTTATCCAATACCTCAGTAATTGGAGTGTCTTCCGTAACTCGGCTATCTTGGACCCTAAATATTAGGTTAATTGCATCCAAAATGACACATCTAATGTCTTGAGCAATTTCGAAGGTAAAGGAAAACCTCTCCGTTATTTGACGCTCTCGGAGGCCCTGTACCCAAATATCTACTTTTCCCCCAATGTGCTTATGACGAACCGGGTCATAATCTCGCATCATCAAGGTATCCCCACTCTTTACAACCTTGGCTTTGATTACCCCAATTTGCTCAGCAGAAGTAGAGGAGTAACCTCCCTCTGTACCTGTGTCCACAGAGACAAACCCTAAGAGAGATCTAGCAGCGAGGTCCGCGTTACTCTCTCGATCTAACCCAAATACTGTAGCCTCTGTATTTGTTACTGAGAGACCCGAAACCCCTGAGGCAGACTTGATTTGCCCTGCAGGTCGATTTCCACTCTCTCCTACTGTTTCAGCCACAATATCTACAACCAATTCGTAACGCTGCTCATCAAAGTTGTAATAAGCATCCACCTGAGAAGCATACATCACATAGGTACCCCCTACCCGGAACCTAACTGATGGAATTCCTAAGCTAGAATCAGCCTCAGTTGCCACATAGGTACCTGTGGGAACTGTAAGGTCATATGTGGGCCTACTCTTAGTATAGAATACTGCCTGACCCACTGAAGGACGACCTGATAGGCGCTTCTTATTGACATTCCCTGCCAACTTATCAAAAGCTGCGTCAATCAAAGACTGAACAGCTTGATCTGTGGTATAACCCAGAGCGGACCTTAGGGCCGTCTTGTAGGCACTACTAGATACCGGGTCTGAAGTCCCATTACCACTTGCATTATCCATCTGAAGTAGGGATAGGAAACTCTGAGCCTTGTGTACAAAATCGATTAGGAAGTAAATTCTCTCTGCTTCAGAACTAAATGGGTCAATTGAAACATCACGAGTAGTGGAACCAGGAAGCAAGCTGATCTCCTGGTTAACTCTTTGAATTGACTGAACAAATGAAAGGGCCACCTTAGTTTGGTCTCGACTTGGTAATTCCCTAACATTGGTATCAATTACTAGTGGATTTCCCAAAACCTCTTGAGAGTAGGCACTCTCCACCTCTTCTCCCGTGTCCGGATTATAGTATACCGCTGTAACCACATAGTAAAGTGGGATGCTATCTGGAACACTAGAGAACTGGTCTTCATTAACACTGTCTGATGAACCAGAACGGTAATGACGAAAACTAATGAACTCTACAAGTCTATAGTCCTCTAGGCTAGACTTGAACCTTAAACTCTCATTGTACACAGACACATCATAAGTCTGGTCTAATCTAACAGCTACTTCATTTCCAAAGTCATCCTTCTCGATCAACTTAAGTTGTAGGTTTTTCTGGGTGGTATTCACAAATGTTGTGTTCTCTGAGGCAATAAGAGTGGCATCCTCCTCATAAAATGTAGACTTTGATGTTACCAAAGACCTGTTAATTCGGAAGTACCCCGAGGTCCCACCCTCTGAAAGAGAAGCGTAAAAGTTAAACCCTCGGAAGTTATTGTCCAGAGGTATGCCAGTTGTTGAAAACCTTTGGGATGGCAAAGCAGACAAAATATCTACTGCGTTCCTTCGTCTCCTAGTTCGTATCCCTGATGGTATATCTACCTGAAGTATATCTGTCTGCTTGATCTTGGTCACTTCCACAGAAGAAGAACTGCTTACCCTACCTAGGGTATCAATCGTTCGTACTAGAATAGTGTTCAGACCCGGCTCCAGAATTAGCCCATCTGGATAGTTATCAGGGTTCGGAATTGTGAAGTTAGGAAGGTCAAACTTTACAAGAGTTGGGTCGGAGATAAACCCAGAATCATTAATTGAAACCTGGATATCAGCTGCTAGTGCATCCACAATCCCTTCAATAGTAATGGATTCCTGGTTAGTTGAAAACACAAGGTTCTGGGTGTAACCTGAGCCATCACGAAGTTTAATCTGGGGAGCCGTTGTCATTTTTATATTTGCCTAACGTAGTTTTGGGCTTCTTTGGCAATAGCTTCTTGTTGAGTGGATCCCATCAAGTCAGCTGGCTGAGGAATCCTTAGTCCTCTAACAAAGTCAATCTTTTTATATGAGCGATTTCTAATAGTTATGGACACAAACAAAACTGTTGGATCTTTCTGACTTTGCTCAAGATTCACACTATGTAACTGATAAGGATACTCTTCATCTGTTACACTCTGACCCAAGTTTTCCTCTTGCTGTTTCTTGATCGACTGCCACCTACTAAAAGCTGTCTGAACATCAGCTATGATTCGATTCTGAAGAACCCCACCCACAATTAGTTTCTGCCCAATCATCTCCAGCAAAGTGGTACCATACCAAGGATGAAATGGGTTAGAACCTCTGGCCGAATACACAATCTTTTGAAGCTCTTGAATTAACAATTCCTCGTTAGTGGCTTCAATAACATTACCATTAGAGCTATAAGCCCAATCATTCTCAACACCTAGGCCTCCACACCTACGACATTCCTCCCGAATCGTAGTGTAATTCACCTCAACAAAGTTAGACCCAGCTGAAAGTGGCTCATCAA